AAGGTTGAGCTTAGCGAGGACGACATCTACGCCATGGCCCGCAACTATGAGACGGTTCTGACCGAGGAGTGGTTCGCAGATGGGGCTACTGTGGGCTACAACCATGCCAGCGCATACGGAAAAACGGACCCCGACTCTACCAAAGCAGCAGCCACTATCAGGGCAGTTGAAGTCCGACCCAATGACAAGGGCGGGGTGAGCCTGTGGGGGCTCTTCTCGTGGACCTCAGAGGGCGCAAGGCGCATCAATGCGCGCGAGTTCGCGGGCGTATCCGCTGAGTTGCTGCCGCCAGAGGCGGCTACCAGCAAGACCACAGGCGATCTGCTCGGCGGCTGGACCGTAGTTGGGGCCACCCTAACCAACCAACCATTCGTCGGAGGGCTGGCTCGACCGACTATTTTCGACGACTTCGGTGTGCAAGCGAAACAAGATTCTGTTACGGTTTCCGCAGCAGCATCAAATCCGAGCCGGGTCCACCTGTCTGAACTGACCCAGACTCAAGAGGAGACAGCGATCATGGATGACATTCTGGTTAAACTCGCAGAGGCGACCGGGCTGCCAAAGGCCGCGCCCGAGATGCTGGCCGAGGTTACGCGCTTGCAGAACGAGGCTGGCAAGGTCGAGGTCCTGTCCAAGGCCCTCGACACGGCAACGACCGACCTGGAGGCTGTGCGCGAACGCAACGCTTCCCTCGAAGCCAACGAGAAGACCCGCATCCTCGACGCCGCATGTGCCGAGGGACGGATCGCTCCCACCGAGCGAGACGACTACTGGGCGTTGGTTGAGGCCCGCGGCATCGAGCGCGCGCAGGCACTGTTCACTGAGAATCGCCTGGCTGTCGTCGGCCGAGACTCAAGCGAAGCCCCCACACCGGACGCCGCTGTGGCTCAGACGATCGAGGCCGAGGTATTGACCCTGGCTGAGAAGATCCAGACGGAGTACAACCTTACCGAGCCTGCCGCGTACGCGCGGGCAATGACCTCGATCCTCTCTGACCCCACTAAGCTCGCGGCCTACGAGGCCGAAAGCCTCGACCAGTAGGAGCGCACGATGGCTACACCAAGCAATCCAACCCTTATCATCACCCGCAAGTGTGACGACAACCTGACGGACAAGGAGTGGTTCCTGGTCAAGCCGACTGGTGACGACGACCTCGACATCGCCAGTACGGGCAACGTCTGCATCGGCGCGCTGACCAACGATGTCGGCGACGGAAGCTCGACGGAGATCTACGTTCCCGTCCAGGCCGGTGGAATGATTAAAGTGATCTGCGGGGGAACCTGCACGGCAGGCACTTACGCCATGTCCGACTCGAGCGGCGAAGCCGTCAACGTCACCGGGTCTAAGATCAACGCCTTTGGCATCGCGCTCGGCACCTTCGTCGACGGCGAAATCGGCGACTTCCTTTGGGCTCCAACCTTCATGGAAACCACCTAGCCCATAGCGGCACAAGGAGAAACAGACAATGGGCTCAAACGTTCACGGATTCGTCCAAGATGTCATGCTCTCGCGCTATGCGCGGCTGCTCGGACCGTCGCTCGGTTCGTTCATGACCAACGACATTTTTCCGGCAGTCGACGTTCCGACGAAAACCGGAAAGTTCTACAACATTGACGGTGGATTTGCTTCGGCGTCTCCCGGTCACGACATGGTCATCGCGGATGGTCAGGACTCCCCGCTGCAAATCAGCACGTCCATCAGCAAGGTGACGGGATGGTCTGTCGATGTGAACGGCCTCGGTGTGAAGATGAACAAGTCCTCGGCCGAGTACGCCAAGGGCAACGGGCTCGACCTGCGCCAAGCCAACACCGCATTGCTGGCGCGTGAGTGCGCTATCAACCGCGAGCGACAGGCTGCCGCCCTGGCATTCAGCACGGCCACCTTCTCGGGCAAGACAGCGGCGCTGTCGGGCACCGACCAGTGGGACAATGCCGCCAGCGACCCGATCAACAAGGCCCAGGACGCCCGCGATGCGATCATCCAGGCATCTGGTGAGGCTCCCGACACCTGCATCATCGGCTACGAAGTCTATATGCAGTTGAGGCAGCATCCACTCATCGCGGAGTACGTCTCGCGCACCCAGAACCGAGTCGGCATTCTGACGAACGACGACATCGCCAGGGCGCTCGATGTGGAGAATCTGTTCGTCGGCAAAGCCGTCGCCAACACCGCAGTGAATGGACTGGCCACCTCGAACGCCTATATCTGGGGCAAGTTCGCGCTTTTCTGCAAGCTCCGTCCGAGCCCTGCCGCCATGACCCCGCAGAGCTGCTTGCAGCGGTGGCGGTTCCAGGGCAGCACAGACGGCGCGGTTCGTCGCTGGGAGCCCACTCCCTACGTCGAGCAAATTGACATGCTCTGGAATGACCAACTGGCCGCACCGACGACTGAGCTAGGTTACTTGTACTCCACCGCCGTCAGCTAGGAGGCCGAAATGGCTGAGACACTTCTGTTCCAGGGCGTCGCGGTCAACCCCGCCAACGGCCTGCGAGTGCGCCTCGGTGGCAACGCCGAGACGCTGGCAGGCACCAAGACCCTGCTGCCGCAAGACGCGCAGTTCCAACTGCTCGATGCGGACGGATCGCACCGTGACGTAACCCTCCCAGCGGAAGAGGCGAGCCAGGGACTGTTCTTCGTTATCAAGAACGTCACGGCATCGACCTACAATCTTGTAGTAGAGAACGACGCGGCTGGCTCCATTGACACCATATCGCCTTCCTCGTTCGGGATCTTCGTCTGCGACGGCACCACATGGGTCAGCGCGGTCGGCGACGTAGCCTACACATAACCCCCACATAGGAGCGCCCCTATGAGTTACGAAGTCGCCGAGGGTCAAGTCCTCATCCACAGCGGGACGCGATACCCCGCAGGATCTATCGCACCAACCGAATGCGAAGCTGGGAAGCTGTGCGAGCTAGGCGTCCTGGTGATCGTCGCCCCACCGAAGGACACCGCAAGGCCAACGCCTGAGCGGGTGCCTGCTGCTGCCCGCAGCGGCTTCAATCCATCGGACCCGGCCACCATCAGGACTGTGCCGCTCAGGTCATTGCCCGCGGTTCTCGCTGGCATCGATGACGCAGACGCGCTCAAGGCGCTACACCAGGTCGAGGTCCGCAAGGGCGGTCTTGACGCAATCGAGGAACGCCTCGGAGAGCTTGGTGTCGGCTTATGAGACTCGTCGCGCTATGCAAATTGTCCCATCAAGGGGCCTCAGTGCCAGCAGGGGGCGTTTTCAACGAGCCCAGCGAGCATAGCGCCAGGAAGCTCATCAAACGGGGCTGTGCGGCGCTCACAGCGCCTCCAAAGAAGCCCGCCAAGAAGAAGGCCAAGGCTACCGACGAGTAGGGAACCGACCTGTGGCCTACAATGCAGACATCGCAACGGCCACTTCTATGGCCCCGCAACTCGGCACACTGAGCAGCAGCAGCACCCCCACAAGCACGCAAGCTACGGTTATCTGGACCGGTGCCTATGACAAGGTGCGCGCGGCGTTGCTGGCGAACGGCATCAGCAGCAGCATCACAGCATCCACCGTGGCTGAGGCATGGGCGCAGCGCTGCGAGATGATGCTCACGTCGGGCGAGATACTGCTTGCCAAGGGCTCCATCGGGGTCAACGCCGAAAGCACCGCGCCTGCACTCATTACCATGGGCGACTCGATGATCGAGAGCCTACCCACCATCAAGATCATGCTGCTGGACAACGGCGCTACCCCGGACAAGGGCAGCCTGGACACGCGCGTCGGTTCGCATTGGACGCGGGCCAAAGACCCCGACTGGGACCCCGCGCCAGGCGGCGACGACGTCCCGTATGCGGACACCCCGATCTTCCCTGACGGGAGCGACCTCTAGTGGCCTCTGGCGACTACGGCTCGGGCCTCGGGACCCTGTCTGCCGCCATGAGCGGCGCTCGAACGACTGGTGGCGCGCGTGGCAAGACCTTCTCGATTGTAATGCACCCCAGCAGCAAGAAGATCGCCCTCGGGTTCGAGAAGTGGGCCGACAACATCGACCGCGACCTGGACGCGTTGTTCGATGACATCGTCCGAATGACCCGCAAGCACTTCCACAACCACTTCCGCACGCAAGGGAGGTTGACTGGGCCTCGGTGGCCCGTAGTTAACGCCGCAGGGACGCCGGGTGGCGCGGCCTATGCACTGTGGAAAGAGAGCAACTTCCCTGGTCGTCCGACATTGGTGGCCAGCGGGGCGCTCCGAGGGGCGCTGGTGAAGGGCGGCCGGGGATCTATCGGTGGCAAGCGTGGCAAGCGAACAGCCACCAGCATCGAGATCGGCTTGTCCGCGGGGTCCGAGATTGGCATCTATGGCGCGGCACACCAGTTTGCCCTCGGACCAGCGTACCGAATCCAGAAGAAGCCGCGACCCCCGATCCGATATGACGCCACAGTGAAGGGCAAGAAGCACCTCCAGAGCGTCGGCAGGGGTGGCGCTGTGCCCCTCGGCAGCGCGTTCGCGCAACTGTTCCAGGCCTATATAGTCAAGGCAAGGAAGCGCACTGTGGTTGAGTCCATCTCGAACGATCGGTTCGACTTTCGGAAGATGCGCCGTGGTGTCATGCGGCTCAAGACCAGATAGTGGCTACCTTCACCGAGCGAGCCGTTGACGCCCTCAACGAATATCTGACTGCTGACGCGACGGGGATCAACTCGACAACACTACCCGCCCTGCGAACGGCGCTCGGTATCGACAGCAGCGTTCTTCCCAACATCGCGACATTCGAGAAGTGGTACCACCGAGCGGCACAGGCCACCGCCTTCCCATACATGTCGATCACGGTGGAAAGCTCATCTGGGGAGATCGAGGCCAATTCCCGCTTCTACGAGGTGCGCCTCCAGTTGGGCCTGGTCGTCCTGGATGCCAACATCGACGGGAACGAGGTTGACGTTGTCACCGCCCTGTGGCGATATGGCGACGCGATCAAGACCATCATGCAGCGACGAACGGGAGCCGGATCACAGGGTTGGACGCTTGGACAGAGCAGCGGCATCATTCGTGCTACGGTTGACACGCAACTGCCTGGCGCAGACCCCGGGTTAGCTGTTCCCAACGTGGCACTGCTCACCGATATAACCGTCAGAACATCAGAGGAGTACTGAAATGACCGGGCCAAAGGTAGACATCGGACGCGACGCGGTCGCATTTTCGGCGGCGCAGAGTTCGTTCCAGGTCACAGATGTCGCAGGGGAAAGCTACCCCGAGGCCGCCGACGCGATCAGGATCATCTCTGCGAGCGCGGGTGGCACCATCGCGTACAATCCGCGCGAGGACAAGTTCGGGACCGCCACGGCTGTGCCTGGCATCGCTCAGAAGCGCACCGCCGAGGGCAGCATCGAAGGCTACATCATGCCGAGCGGGACGCGGACGACTGCGCCCGACATCGACGAGGCCCTGGTGACGAGTGGCTGGACGAAGGTGGACCGCAGCGGGACGACAGCGGCGATTGCCGGGGTCAGTACCGCGGTAAGCCTCGACGTTGACGATGTTACCGGCTTCGTGGTCGGTGATGCCGTGATCGTGGAAACCACTGCAACGTCCGAGTTGTATGAGATGCGCCAGATCACCGCGATCAACACGGTCAGTGACATGCTGACCGTCCAGCCGCCCTTGAGCTTCACTCCCGCAAACGCTGCCAAGGTGCTGGGAGCTATTGCCTACAAGCCCAACGACGCGCGCGAGGAGGACAGCCTGTGCCTGTGGATGCTGAACAACAACAGCGCAGACCGGCTCGGAGGCTGGACTCCTGGCAGCA